CTTTCGAGGGGGCTTTTGTCAGTCGTATTTCTGCGCTATTTTTTCGAGCCTTGTGGGGATCTCCGACTGTATTCTTGCCATGCTGTCGCAATAATTGTCGAAGAGCTTATCCGAGAGCTCGATATTGTCGTCGATCACGAGCATTGCGGCGAGGTAGAATGCCGCGGCGCTCGAAAAGCGGTCAGCGCGCGGAAAATTCTCATCGAGCGAGAGGAAGACGGTATCAACGTCCTCTGCCGCTGCGAGTCCTTTTGAGTCGCGGTATGCAGCGTCGAGCTCCTCTGATTCTGTGCAGAAGGCAGCGAGAAGATAGGGCGCGCGAGCTTCAAAATCCGCCTTCTGATCCTCGCTAAGAGCTCCGCCGAGCTTTTTTATAGCGGCGGTGTATATGCTTTTACCTGTCATAATTACGTAGTAGGTGTAGCCGAGGGATCGGGGAGCACGAACTCGATGGTTACGAGCTCATCGGGATAAACCACGCTTGCGCCGAAGAGGTAAAGACCCTTCACGCCGTCGGCAAATCTGTTCTGAGGACGGTAAGCCTCGATCTTTGTGAGCTGCTCGGCGAACGCGATAGCACGTCTTGTACGCATAATACATCTGTGGAGCTTCGTTGTCTGGTCCTCGGTGTTTGTAACAACTGAGAGGTTGTTCGATACGTAGACCTTACAGCCCGCGATCTTACCGAGACAGCCGTTGTCAAGGGACTCGCCGTTATCGCTTGCGGAGAGCACCTTAGCCTTAAGAAGGATAGATGCTACGTCGGGAGATACCTCAAGGGATACGTCGTACGCGTCGGTTACGCCCTTCTGATAGAGAGCGGTTCTCGCGTCAATGATGTAATCAAGAATGTTCGCGGTGTTTGCGTCGGTGATCTTCATTCTTGTGCTTGCGGTGGTGAAGAGAGTATATACGTACTTCTCAGCCTCGACAGCGAGAGCCGCGGCGGCGGTATTCATAGCTGCGGACATAAGCTTGGGCATAGCCTGAGCGCGGTCGATGTCGTCAATGAGGAAGTTGAAATACTTTGCCTTCGATATCTCAAGGGTCTTTGAGGTGTCGATGAGCATCTGAGGGCTTGATATATCGGTGTTTTTCTTGTAATCGGATACGGTAATTCTTCCGGGTCCGCAGATCTTTACTACCGAGCCCTGCTTTGTGATCTCGCCCTCGTATTCGCGGTTACAAAGGGGAATACCGACAAAGTTCTTTTTAAGCTCGGAATAAAGTGTTTCGCTCCACACTGTGGGGATAAAATGAGTTATAGCCATAGTTTTTTGTTCCTTTCTTTTAATTGTTTAGTTCCATTTTTTCATTGATTCAAGGATAGTCGAATAGTTGTTTCTGACCTCTTCTCTTGACATTTCTCTGACATCGCTTGGCGAGAAGAAGGTCTCGACGGCGCTTCTTCCGACCGAGCCTGTCGAGGACGATCTGTTCTGTTCGTTCGCGCGCTCGGCGTCGGCTCGGAGAAGCGCCTGTCTTTTTTCGTAAAGCGCGAAGGACGCGGCAAGAGGCACGCCGCCTCTTACGCTCTCCCAGACCGAATCGGGAAGGGAAGACAGGGGCTCTGAGGGAAAGAGCTCGGAAAATTCCTCAATTTCCTTGCTCATTCGCTCAAAAGCGGATCTTCTCTCGCGAAGCTCACGGCGAAGCTCGTCAAGCTCAGCCTTAAGCTCCTCGATGCCGTAGCTCTGTGTGACCTCTTCGGTCTTTTTTGGCTCTTCGGGTGCGCTTTCGGGGGCTTTTGCTTCCTCTTTTACATCTTCGGGAAGCTCGGCGGGAGCCGCTTCGGGCTTTTCGTCTGCGATGCTTTCGGTCATATCCTCTGTGACTTCAGTTAAGATCTCTTCATTCATTTTCTACGTTTCCTTTCGCTTTTTCTCGTTTTTTGAGTATGTCGAGGAGCTCCTCGCGGTCAATTACAAGTCCGCCTGGCAGTCTTTCGATGTATTCCGAGGGTGTGATGTGTCCGCCCTCAAGCAGCTTGTCGAGCATATTCTGCGCGCCGCTCGTGCTGTAACGGTTGATCTCGGAGACGTCAACGCGCGCCGAAAGCACCGCATCCTTAAGAAGCCCGAAATCAACGGCATAACACTGAGGCTCACCCGCGCACTCGCCCGTGAGTAAACGGTTCTTCGGGTAATACGCGCACATCATATCAGCCCAGATGTTCGCAAGATCCTCAAGGCACTGATTAAAAGAGCTTCTTACCTGCTGAAGAGGCACCTTTGACACCTCTTGGAGAGCGAGTATCGCGCTCGTGTTCTGCGCCTGCTCGTCACCGAGCGCCGCCTCGGTAGCACCCGAGAGCTCCTTGGTCTGCTCGATGATGTTGTTGATGAAGGAGAGGTAATCGTCCTGCATCTCGCCGACACCGACGACAGAGACGGCATCGGCAATGCTTCCGCCGCCGACCGCGGCAATAGCCTCACCAACGGCGTTCGACCACTCGGGGATCTTCGATTTATCGTAAACAACCTTAGAAAATGCCGTGTCTATCATATGCTTCATTGCCATTGCATAGGCGCGGTTGAGATATTTCTGGTTGGGGATAAGGGATGTTATCGGCGAGGTGCCGTGGAAGCTGTTCTTCGTGCTGTACCAATTGAAGTACGCAAGAGGGTAGAGCCTTGTCGCCGTATGAACGCGGCGAATTACGCACTCGCTCGTCGATTTTTCAAAGACAACGTGAGAGTCCTCGCGCCAGAACTTGATTATGTAGGTAGCCTTCTCGCTGTCCTCACAGTGAAGCTCGTAGTCGGATAAGCTGCCCGCGCCAAGGCTCTGGGTCGAGTCGGGCGTTATCTTTTTGACGTCCTCGGAGGAAACACCCGCCTCGAGCGCCTCGCGTCTGAGGTCGGATACGTTCTGCCTGCCCGAGACGATAATGTAGTCCTGAGACTGAATATCGGCGACGTTCGGGTCGGCGGGGAAGACGTTTACGTTGTCAATTATCTCGGTAACGATGTCACCGCTGTATGACTGAGCCCCCTTGATCTTGGGGTCCCAATAGCAGAAGAATATACCGTCACCGCTGATAGCCGCGTCGGTGAGCACCGAGTATACCTTTCTTGCCATTTTGTTCTTTTCCCAACGGTGGGCGGCGTTTTTGTTGATACCGTCAAGGCAAGCCCTGAGGGTCTCGGCGTCCGCCGCGCGCTCGAGGAAGGGAAGAGCCTCGGCGATGTAACGGATAGATATGTCGGATGACGCGACGGTTGAAATAAGATAGTCTGTTATTCTTCGTATAACGTTGAATACAGGCTTCGGAAGGTCCTCAGAGATAGCGTCATACCACTGATCGCCCCTGAAGAAGCGCTCGTTTTGACGAACAGTCGAATATAATCCTATTCGGCGTTTATAATCCTTGCCCGCCTCATACTGCGCCCAAGCTTTTGGTTTGTTACTCATTTTGATTTTACCTTTCTTTTTGTGCCCGCACAGTAAGGCGGGATTTTCTCACACAGAAAATAAATTAAGCAGATATAGTTTATAGCAGATATTGTTTTTTCGGTTTGCAGAATAAAAAATCGTCCTCGTCCTCACGCACAGGCGGCGATATGCGGCTCATAACGGCATAGCGCAGTGCCTCGGGGGCGTGAGTTATCGAGTGAGGATGACCTGACGCATCCTCGGGGGTATTTGCGTCGCATAAAAGCGAAGAGAGAGAATGAATAAGCTCTCGGCAGCCCTCACAGATAAGGAGCTTTGGCGGACCCTCTTTGCAGGCAAGATACTCGCGAAGCACTCGCCAGCCCGCCACTCGCCTGTCGTCGGCGCGTATCATCGGGGGCATAGAGCTTGCCGACTGCATTATCTCAAAGCCGCTCCTTCCCGTGTCCTGACGTCTGTTCCAGATGTCGGGAGAGGCAACGGCATACTCGGCTTGCCTATCTCCAATAAGAGCCGTGACCTTTTTTGCCGCCTCGGAGAGAGTAAGTCCTGCTTCGCAGTACTCGCTCACCACAAAGAGCCGACCGTCCTCGTCAATGGCAAGAAGAAGCGCCGCGAGCATATCAAATCCGTAGTCAAGGCTCACGAAATATTTGACGTTTTCGGGGATTTCACTTCTTTTGCAGAGGTGC